CCAGTTGATCCAAATAGTGGAATGCCTGTGGATCAAATAGCAGATCCAATGCAAAATCCAAACTCAGAAATGAGTATGGGTAAACCTGTCACTGAGCCAGATTTAGATTCTAGCAGCAATAAAGCGACTGATGCAGGGAGCTCCAAAGCAACAGATATTAGAATGCCAAAGGGCGGAGAGATATAAATAAATTATAGTTATTTTGTGACACAATGGATGATTTAATTGATTTGATGATTGACAACGAGTCACCGTCAGACATTAGCGATAGGATAAAAGATATGCTATACGCTAAATCAGCAGAAAAAGTAGAGGCAGAAAGACCTAATGTATCTGCTGGTTTATTTGGCGATGAGTCAGATGAAGTAGAACCACAAGAGGAAGAAGAATCCGATGAAACTGTTAATTAAAGGTGCCGAAGCTGCTTTACCAACTGGGTCAGGTAGTGCATCAAACTTTGATAATGCTACTGTAGTACGTTTAGTAAACACTAGTGCAAGCACAGATTACTTAGTAACTGTAGTAGAAACTCAAGGTGGAACAGTTGTTGGATCTTTTACTTTAATGAGAACAGAAAGTCTATTAGTTGAAAAGCAGTCTGGTCATTTTATATTTGCTGCAAATGCTGCAGTTAAGGGATCAAAAGTAGGTTACACAAATTAGGAAAATGAAATTAATCACAGAAGAAGTAGCAAGCGTAAAATTTGTCACCGAAGGTAAAGGTGCATCTAAAAAGATGTATATCGAAGGTGTATTTTTGCAAGGGGGAATTAAAAACCGTAATGGTAGAATGTACCCTGTAGATACTTTGTCTCGTGAGGTTGGTAGATATAACGAAAACTTCGTTAAAAAAGGTAGAGCACTTGGTGAACTGGGACATCCAGATGGTCCAACTGTAAACCTTGATCGTGTTTCACATAAGATTACATCACTTGTTCAAGAGGGAAATAATTTTAGAGGTAAAGCACAATTACTTTCAACACCAATGGGTAAGATCGCATCATCTTTAATAGGTGAAGGTGTGACGCTTGGAGTGTCATCTCGTGGTGTTGGTTCATTAAAAATGAACAATGAAGGTCATAACATTGTTGGTGAAGACTTTCAATTAGCAACTGCTGCTGATATAGTTGCTGATCCTTCTGCTCCAGATGCATTTGTAAATGGAATCATGGAAGGAAAAGAGTGGGTTTGGGAAGGAGGAACACTTCGTGAACAACTAGCGTCCCACACAATGAAGAGAATAAACACTCTAGTTGATCAAAAAAGACTCGAAGAGAAGAAATTACAACTCTTTAACGATTTTTTATCAAATCTTTAAATTATAAATAAATATAGTAAAAATTACTAAGGTTAATCGGAGAGATCAAATGTCCCGTGGCAAAAATTTACAAGAAATGGAAGTAGGCACTACTCAATCCAAGACCGCTGTTAACGCTAATGCAAAACCTGCAGAAGCAATGCCTAAGTTGACAACAGGTGGAACACCTGCAACTTATGAGGATCTTGGAGGACCTACCCCAGAAAATTACAAAGTCGATGATGACTCAGCTAAGTTCAAAGAACCTGGTGCAAGTCTATCACAAGTAAAAGACGTTATCACCAAAGGTGCTAAGTCAGGTGTTAAACCTGGTGACGTACAACCTGGTGCAAAATTAGAAAACGTCCCAGAAGAAGTAGAAACAGAAGAGGAAGTAGTTTCTGAAGAAGAAGTTTCTACTGAAGAGGTAGTTGAAGAGGAAGTAGTTGCTGAAGAAGAGGCACCTTCAAAACTTCGTGAGAAGATGAAGGAAGCAGTTGAAGCATCCGAAACCGAAGAAACAGTTGCTGAATCCCAAGAGGAAGAAGTAGCAGAAGAATTAGATGTCAATGATGACATTGCAGCTCTTGTAGAAGGCGAAGAGTTATCTGAAGAGTTCCAAGCGAAAGCAAAAACAATCTTTGAAGCAGCAATCAACTCTAAGGTTGCTAAAATCGAAGAGGAACTAGAAGCAGATCACATCAAAGCACTTACAGAAGAAGTTGCAGAATTTAAAAATGAATTAACTGAAAGAGTTGACTCATACCTAGAGTATGTTGCATCTGAGTGGATGCAAGAAAATCAACTTGCAGTTGATCAAGGACTTAAGGGAGAATTATCTGAGTCCTTTATGACAGGTCTAAAAGGACTTTTTGAAGAACATTATGTATCCGTACCTGAAGATAAATACGATGTACTTGAGAGCATGGTAAATAAACTTGATGAAATGGAAGAAAAACTCAATGAGCAAATTGACAAGAATGTCAGTTTGAACAAGAGACTAGCAGAATCTACATCCGATGGAATTTTAAGTGAAGTATCTGAGGGACTTGCAGTTACTCAGAAAGATAAACTCGCTTCTCTCGCTGAAAGTGTTGAGTTTGAAACTGAAAACGATTACCGTGAGAAACTAATTACTTTGAGAAATTCTTATTTCCCAACAAAACAAGTAGCTAGTGCTCAAAGTGACGGCTCTGACTTTATTACTGAGGAAAATGCACCAGAGGTTCAGGCAACTGGGTCAATGGCAAATTATCTAAGTACTCTTCAGAGAGTCGCTAAGAAGTAATTCCACAAAATTAAAAAACACTTTTAACGAGGTAAATTCAAATGCAAATGTTCAATGCTGAACAACTGCAGGAGAAGTGGGCTCCATTATTAAACTCTGATAGTGCCGATCCAATTAAGGACGCACATCGTAAAATGGTTACCGCAGTTCTCCTGGAGAACCAAGAAAAATTTTTAAGTGAGGAGAGAAATTTCCTTACAGAGGCACCAACTAACTTAGGAAACGCAGCAGGTGCTTCAGGTGGATTCGGTGGCGGAGCAACCGCTGCAGGTCCAGTTGCTGGTTTCGACCCAGTATTAATCAGTCTAATCAGACGTTCAATGCCTAACTTGGTCGCTTATGACCTTGCTGGTGTTCAACCAATGAACGGACCAACAGGTCTTATCTTTGCGATGAGATCACGTAGAGATTCTCAGTCTGGCGACGAGACATTCTTCGACGAAGTAAACACAGCATTCTCTGGACAGGACGCTGGAAACGATATTACTCAAGGTTCATACGTTTCAGGTTCTGATGGAGCTAGTGTTGGTTTCGGTACAACTTCACCTGGTGCCAAGCATGGTACAAACCCAGGACTTCTAAACCCATCATCTGATGCTACTCAAGACGACTATGCAGTTGGTCAAGGTATGCAGACTGGTGACTCTGAAGCACTTGGCGATGCTGCTGGTAATCAGTTCAACGAGATGGCATTCTCAATCGAGAAAGTCACCGTTACAGCGAAGTCCAGAGCACTAAAGGCAGAGTACAGTTTAGAACTTGCTCAAGACCTTAAGGCAATCCACGGATTGAACGCTGAGGCTGAATTAGCAAATATCCTTTCAACAGAGATACTTGCTGAGATCAACAGAGAAGTTATCAGAACAATCTACAAGGTTGCTGAAACTGGTGCTGCTGTTAACACTGCTACTGCTGGTGCGTTTGATTTAGACGTAGACAGTAATGGTCGTTGGTCAGTTGAGAAGTTTAAAGGTCTTCTATTCCAGATCGAGAGAGATGCAAACAGAATTGCACAGAGAACTCGTCGTGGAAAGGGTAACATGATCCTTTGCTCTGCTGACGTTGCTTCTGCATTAACAATGGCAGGTGTACTTGATTACACTCCAGCACTTAATGCTAACCTTAACGTTGATGACACAGGTAATACATTTGCTGGTGTTCTTCAAGGTAAGTACAGAGTATACATTGACCCATATTCAGCAAACAGTGCTGCTCAACAGTACTATGTTGTTGGATACAAAGGTTCATCACCATATGACGCAGGATTATTCTACTGCCCATACGTTCCACTACAGATGGTTCGTGCTGTGGGAGAGAACACCTTCCAGCCAAAAATTGGATTTAAGACCAGATATGGTATGGTTGCAAACCCATTCGCTGAAGGAACAACTCAAGGTCTTGGTAGAATTAAGGCGAACACAAACCGCTACTACCAGAGAGTTAAGGTTCTTAACCTCATGTAAGAAGAAAGGATATAATTCCTTTTGTAACAACGGAGACCCTACGGGGTCTCTTTTTTTATGTGTGGGTATGCAAACAATAAATAATGTTACAGGAGGTAAAGACAATGTTACATTTCAAATGGGAAATACCAGAAGTCCCAGAATACGATCCAGAAATTCATAATCCAGAGAGGGTCTTTGCCCTCCTATGTTACCGTGGAATACATTATGCAAAATGGGTGTACTTGGATGTATTCAATGTTGGGAGTTGGAATCTCAAAAATCCAAGAAAGGGAGAGTGATCTCCCCTTTTTTTGTCTAAATACTTAAAAAACGGATAGTAATGAAATCATTTCAAAACTTCATTGATGAAGGGAAAAAATGTCCAGAAGGAAAATATTATTGCTTTACTGATAAAAAATGTAAGAAGATTCCAACAGGATATAGAGTTGGATATGGTGGACGTTTAGCACCTGATAATCGTTCTGATAGTGGTGACGATAGTAAAAATGGAAATGGTAATGGTAACGGTTCTCATGGAAATGGTAATGGTGGAAACGGCTCTGGTGGAAATGGCGGAGGCGGAAACGGAGGCGGAGGTGAATAATGCCTGAATCAACTGACAATTGGAAGATAACACAGTTATCCAATCGAAATTATCTATCTCCAATTGGATTTAAATTTATTGTTACTAAAGTTCCAAAGGCAGATTTCTTTTCAAACTCTGCATCAATACCTGGAATCAACTTAGGTTTTGCTCAACAACCAACATACCTAAGAGATATTCCTGTTCCTGGTGATAAATTAACTTATGAAGATTTTACTCTAAGATTTTTTGTAGATGAAAATTTAGAGAACTATCTTGAAGTACATAACTGGTTAAGAGGACTCGGTTATCCAGAATCGATTGCAGAATTTCAGAATCTTAAGAATGAAGATAAGTATATACAAGATCCTAGTGGTAGATCACCATACAATGAGTATTCTGATGCAAGTCTTTTAGTTTACAACAGCAACTTTAATGTAATTGCAAAGGTTAATTTTAGAGATACTTTCCCTGTTGGATTATCTGCAATCAAGTTTGATGCAACACAGGATGATGTCAAATATGTCATGGCCGAGGCGACCTTTAAGTATTCTATATACAATATAGAAGTTACTACTTAATTTATGGATATTGATGAAATTCAAACATTATGGAAAGAAGACTCACAAATAGACGAAGACAACCTCCACGGTGAGTCAACAAGAATTCCCTCATTACATGCCAAATACCACCAGATCTTAAATAAAATGGTTCTCCTTAAAAAAATGGAGGAGACTAAATTTAAAATATCAAAAAAGGAAAAGTGGCAGTATTATACAGGTAAAGCAGATCCAGAAATTTATATCGACAAACCATTTGACTATAAAGTCTTACGACAGGATGTCGATAAGTACATGGATGCTGATCCTGATTTAATCAAAATTTCTTCTAAGATTGAATACTACCAAGTAATGATTAGTTTCTTGGATAGTATCTTGAAGACGATAAACAATCGTACCTACCAGATTAAAAATGCAATTGAATGGCAGAAATTTATCAGAGGATATGACTGATATTATTATCAAAAAGAAAAATGAAGTATATGTTACCGTAAAAGCAGAACCCGCAATTTGTCAAGAACTATCAGATCTTTTTACATTTGATGTTCCAGGTGCGAAGTTCATGCCACAATACAGAAACAAGTATTGGGATGGTAAGATAAGATTATTCTCTCCTGCCACTGGTGAGGTGTATGTTGGTCTTGTAGATAAGATCGCATCATGGGCGAGAAAATCAGAATACTCTTTGGAATTTGAAAATAATGAATTCTATGGTTCTCCTTTTGAAGAGAACGAGATGATATCTCGTGAAGGAGTTCGTGAGTATATGACAAAAATCTCAAAGTATAAACCAAGAGATTATCAAGTAGATGCTGTATACGACGCATTAAGATATAATCGTAAACTATTAATATCACCAACTGCATCAGGTAAATCATTGATGATCTATTCTGTTGTCAGATACTTTGCAGAAAAAAATAAAAAGGTTCTTCTAGTTGTTCCGACCACATCTTTGGTTGAACAAATGTATAAGGACTTCAAAGATTACGGTTGGAATGTAAGTCAATACTGCCATCGAATATATTCTGGTAGAGAAAAGACAAATGAGAATCCTGTTACAATCACAACATGGCAATCAATATACAAACTGAAGAAACCATTCTTTGATGGATTTGAAGTTGCAATCGGTGATGAAGCACATCTATTTAAGTCTAAGTCTCTTGTAAGTATCATGACCAAGATGAATGATGCCAAGTATCGTTATGGTTTCACAGGAACACTAGATGGATCACAGACTCATAAGTGGGTATTGGAAGGACTGTTTGGACCATCATACAAAGTAACTCAAACAAA